CCGTACCCTCTTATTGTATTATCTACAATATACGGCGAAACGTTGATTTTATCGCCTACGAATTTTGCGACTTCGCTAGAATTAGCGCCGTACTGTAGGCGTGCCGGTAAATTCTCTTGAGATTGCGGAATAATATTCCGTTGTCTAAATAGTGAATAATTGGTTGTCGCTTCCACAATAGGTATCATAGCCGTAGGCATAAAGCTTGGCGCGAAACTATCAAATACACGTTCCCCGAATCCTTTAAAACCTACGCCCTTTCGGTCGTTCTTTTTATCGTCCATGTACTGTAACATGCGTTCAAACGCCGTACCGAATAAGATGCCGGCCTCGAAAGGCTTAGGAATTTTATACATATTTTCTTTACCCGGAATTATCCAGAATGTATCCTTTTCCCATTGAGGCAACTCTTGATATCGCTCATCATCTTTATTCATGTACCACAACAACACACTTGGAAGGGTAATATAAAGCATAGTTTTAACCGTCATACCGCGCGGATCTTCTTTAAACGCACGGGCCATTTTGTCCGCGCCTTGAATTGTAGCGTTAAAGAAAGCTATTACTTGGTTAGCTTTCTTTGTGTTTGTACCTCTACGGCTGAAATCTAGCGTAATATCACGGCTTTCTAATGCTGCCTCTCGTGCTGATAACGGCTTTCTTTCTTTACCAAATAGGCGATTACCTACCCCGGTATAACCCTTTCTTGCATTGTCATATTCTGCCAATCGTGTTGCCATTTCGGTTGCCTCACTCATAGCGCGCAATGCTTCAATAGGGTTTTTAATTAGCTTTGTAAATTTGCTTTCACGCTTCATAATATCGCGTAATTGACCGCCTAAATAGTCGCGGTCTAACGATACCATTGCCGCATGTGCTGCACCAGATTTTTTATATTCCCAGTATGCTTGCCCCTTTTTTAAATACAAAGATAAGCCTTTAAATGTATCAACAATAGGAATGAAACCATGTTTAGAATAAATTGCCGCGCCTATCATATCACGTACAGGGTTTCGCATAATAAATTCTGGTGATAACGTAGCGCCAGCGCGCAACCAATTTGCCGGATAAGACAAAATTTTCATAATCATGCTAGATTGTTCTTTGTCTAACATACGCATCGTTTGGATAAGTTCCGGTGTTGTTTCATATGTTACTTTTTCGCCATTTTCCCATACATTAAACGTATTATCCGTTTTCGCTTTATCGCCTTTCACGCGTTCCACTATTTGCCCTACGCCTTTTTTATCGGCTAATTTCGCAAATGTACGGCCAACGTGATTGCGTTCTACCGCGTTATAGAATTGGAATGTGTTTTTTATAATACTTTCCAACGGATCTATAATATCGCGCGTACTGCCTTTTAACCGTTTGACCGGACTAGATACGTCGATAAAACCTTTACCGCCAGATAAGAACGATTGCATGCCTACGTCTGACATATCACGGAAGAACGGAATATAATGCGGGTACATTTTACGCATTGTATGATACGCTTTCGCCGTCAATAACCCTTCTTTAACTAGCATTGCCAATAGATAATCTTGATACTTATAGATTTCTTTAGCTGCCTTTTGAAAACGTTCATTTCCGGCATGTCTACCCAATACGGCAGCATCTTCGGTGTATTCAAATGTCGCTTTCTGTTTGTTTTTATGTAGGTCTAAATCATGTAATGCTACAAGATATGCGGAAAATTCTTTGTGTTCGTTTTTCCCGATATCCTTAATAATATCTTTAAACGCTGGTATTTTATATTCCGGCGCGCCGTGTTCAATTAGTGCTTCCGCCTTACCGGCCCAGCCACGCGCAAGCCATGCTTGCATATATGGATTATCATCAAATGAAATCTTTTCACCGGTTTCACGTTCTACTTGCTCAACTAAATCCTTCAACGGATTAAGTTCATCAACTAATTTAGTGTATACGTCGCTCATCGCTTTTTTGATAACGTCGCGCGTTTCACCACGCTTAACCGCATCAACGGCTTGGCTTACCTTACCTTTACTTTCAAACGAAATACTACCCTTAACACGTTCCGCCCCGCCTTGACGGTGCCATTCATGTACTAATTTAGATAGTTTATTTGTGATGCCGTTTAATTCCGGTTCTTTTTCAATCTTTTCGGTGAAATGCTTGTAAAATTCCGGGAATTCGCGTTTAGCTTTGGCGCGATCACTTACGTAATCGTGGAAAAATTCCGCATAGCCTTCACCGCGTACGCCTTCCATACCTAACTTATCATAGGCTTTACCGAAACGGTCTTGAATAACCCTATTGAATTCGTTATTAAAGCGTGGTTCATTACTGAATTTAAAATAGTTATCCACGTAATGCCCTAACTCATGCATAATTACGCGTAAATCGCCATAATTACCGCTACGAATTACATCGGTTTTTGTGTTATACCAACCGCCAACGCCTTCTTTACCCAATCGGCCACTTTTAACACGTTGATTAAATAAGTGATTAACTGCATCTAATATTTCTTTACGTGTTACATTTCGCCCTAATCGCTCTACTTCATCAACGCCAGTATGCGGTGTATCTTTACCCCTTACGCTATATTGTAGCGGTTCCGTAGGTCTAACACCTTTACTTTCCAAATAGCGTTTTGCCATTGTTTCGTTGCCGTCAAAGGCTTTCACAAAGGCTTCGTGTACTTGTTCATGCGTTGCGTGTTCAAGTAGTTGGCTAGGTTGCTGCGCATATTTGCTCACGCCACCTTCTGCCGGTTCCGCTTGTAACGTTTTAAGTTCTTGCGTATCTGCAATAAGTTCGGCTGCTCGTTCCGTACGAATACGTTCCATGTGTTCATGGCTCAATGTTTCAACTGGTACATCAAGTTTTTCTGACAATTTGACTTTTACCGCATCAAGTTCGGATTTCGGAATATCTGGCTTCGTTGCGCGGTTCAAGTCTTGCAAAATTTCTGTATTAGAATGTACTTTATTTTCTAATTCAGTAAATCGTGTTTCAGATGCATCATGTTTCACAACGTCTTTTAATTCATTAACGATCGTTTCACGTGCTTTTTGCGGTAGTTCATCAATCGCATTTCGTAAACTTACGTTAGGCGCATCTTCTTCATATCGAAATTGACTATTTACATCGTTTTCAACCGCTTTTTCTTGAATTCTATGTTTTTCACCCTCTACAAGGTCAGTATTTATGCGGTCTTTCGGCTGAAATTCGTTTATTTCGCCTGTACGGGCCGTTTCGCTTTCGCCTTGATAGTTTATACCTAAATCTTCGTTTTTAACTGGTTTTTTATCGGTATTTTCTACGAAACTATTTAAATCAGTATGCGGTTCTTCGGTTTTTGACATTTCCCGTTCTATGAATTCATCTTTAAATGGTTCTTCATAGGTTCTATGGTTAGGGTTTAACGTTTCATCTTTGAAGGATACATCACGTGGCCCATTTTCATATTTACCGTAATTGCCTTTAAATGTATTTTCTGCAATTTCTGCACGCACTTCATCATGCGCTACCGCTGGGTCTGGCCTTTCGTATTTCTCACGAATGATACGCGCCATTTCCGCCGGTGTTGCATCTGGGCGCGCGCGCATTGCTTCAAGTGCTGCGCTTTCGGTGTTATGTAATTCCCATACGCTAAAATCAACTTGCGTACGCCAATCCCATGGATCTAACCCCTTGCGCTCCGCAAATTTCAACAAGCCGTTTTCGCCATTCAATCTATCCCCAGTAAATTGAACTAAACCACGGGAACCGTAACCGTCGCCACTTGTTACTGTTGTACTAAAACTACTTTCTGCGCCAATATTACCAGTCATGCCCGCCGCTTCGACATCACTCAAACCGTTCTGGCGGTATCGGTTATAGATATCTGCTTGGATATTACCCGTTTCACCTTCAAAGGCTTGGCCGTTCAAACCACCTTCGGAGTATTCGCGCGGTTCTACTGCGTTAATCGGTTCTTCTGGTACTGGTACATCTTCAAACGCATTATACAATACCCCTTCTTGCATATTCGGTTCTTCCCGTTTAAAGCGTTCCCCGATATCCTCAAATGCATTAGATGCTTTTTCTTTGATATGTTCACTAACACGCCCTACACGTTCACCGATTGCCCCAGATACCTTTTTAGGTGTTACCCCATGTATCATGCCAACCGGTAAAAACACATCATCCCATAAGTTAGTAGGGTTCATGGCTATATTTTTGGCAAATTCCCCCGGATTGTCAATTAAACGTTCTACTGGGTTGGCAATAGGATCTACAATTACATTTTTCGCCGTAGCCACATATTTATTCCCTAAAATTCCGTCTGGTGCCGTTCCTTCGTTTTCTGCTGCTTCATTGGCGTTATACATATCCACCGTATCGCTTGCAATCGTAGGAGCAGCAAGTACGCCAGCAGCTATTCGCACTTGCGGCGGAACATACGGAGTAATTGCTAGGTATCCGGCCGGTTTACCAACGCCGGCGTTATATGCTTCCACCCGTGCTTTACCTAACCCCGGCGTAGCATATTCGTTGACAAAGTCGCCGTTATCATCAAATGCTGAAAAGTTATCCCCATTAGCTTCAATGGCATTAGCAGCACTTTTAGAATACTCATTACCTAGATTGTTTGATTTGTTTAATACATCATCTTTCCAGTTTGTTAGCGTATTGCCTACATTGTCATTAATTTCTTTGCCGGTTTTATCAATCCATTCAATATTGTTTTTAACGCCATTAGCAACATATTCGGCATTATTTTTAACGCTATCCCAAAACGTAGGCTTGGGCGCGTTGCCTACGTCATAACCGTATTCGGTTGTAATATCTTCAAAGGCGTTGTTATTATTTCCAACCGCCTTGCCGTATTGGCCTGTAATATCATCAAACGCACCCATAGCTTACCCCTTTTATTAATAAGATTTTAACCACGATTTATATTGACCGTATCCGGCCGCATCAAGTTCCGCTGCTATTTGTTCATCGCTCCAGCCTTGCGCTGAAAGTTCATTCATTCGCTTAGATACTGCTGCTTGTTCTTCGCTTGAATATGTCGGTTGCCGTTTAACTGTTGGCGCTCCAGCACCACCGCCACCAGCAGTAGGCGCACCACTTAATGCACTTTGTAACTGCCCGTAATAAGGACTTTCTGTTTCTGCTTTATCCGGGTTAGATTTAACCCATGCCGTATGCTGCGCTGAAAGCGTACGTAATACTTGTGCATTATATCCGCTAGTGCCAGATTGTGCCGGCGTTGCCGGTTTAACATGAGTACCTACATATTTCATACTGCCGTCTGTGCCAACAATATAGGTTTTACCGTCTGGCATAACTTTAATATTTTTAGCACCGAAATTACCAATGTTTTTCATTTGACCGTCCGGAGTCATCACGATAACTTGGCCGTTCGCAAATTGTTTTGTTTCAACCTTGCCATAACCGCCCATATCTTGAATAGTACCGTCGCCCATGTTGTAACGTACAATATGGCCGTTTTGTGCGGAACTAAATTTATAATCCGGTTTATCAAGTGCCGCAATAGAATTCAAGTTATTCATATCAATAGTGCCAGCGCCTACTTTACCCGCTAGATAATTGTATCTTGCAACGGCTGGCGCTAACCCTTTAACCCGTTTTGTGTTGTAAGTATCTACAACCGGGTTGCCGTCTTTATCCTGTGTAAATACAAGATTGTTCATGATTTGTTGGCGCATAGGTTCAAGCACTTTTTCTTGATATTCATTAACTTGTTGCGCATACATAGTGCTAACGTCGTTCTGGTATTGATCGCTTGCAAGACTTTGTGCGGTCTTGAAATCAAACCCCGCTTTAACTAGGGCCAACGTATTGGCCCCTAGTCTTTTACGTGCTTCACTTGTTACGGTTGCTTTATCTGGTATAGAGTATTGGCCCGGCGCTTTATCCGCATCAGTATTACCATTTTCTACCGATTTGGGCGCCCCATGAAAAGGTGCGTTTTGCCGTTGTTGCATCATTTCTTGATATGATTGCGGTACCCCTGTATTAATACCAGTATTGTTTAGATTTTGGAAATTCCATAACCCCGTGTTTTGTTGTGGTTGAGCTGGCGCTGCCTGTGGTTGTGCCTGTAATTGTTGTTGTAACGTAGGACTTGGCGCATTAGCATAACCAGTAAAGCGCGCATCATTAATCGGCGTTGGTGCCGGTGTGTCCGTGTTCGCTTGCATCGGTTGTGCCGGTGCTGCTGGATTTTGTCCGCCCCATAAGCCAACATTATTTTTTTGCATTAAATTATTGGCAATAGGGTTATTGGAATTAGCCAGTAATTGATTGATTTGCCCCGCACTATTAGGTTGTGGCACCATTCCAGCCGTGCGGTTATTGTTTCCCATGATTTGCAGTGCGTTAGGATCTTGCTCCCCGCCACCACCGCCACCGCCTAGCATGGATTGATAGCCTTTCGCCATTTTGTTATTCTGCAAGGCGCCTAAGCGATGCGAAAAGTATTGCCCAGCTAATTCGCCTAACGCCGCCCACGGTTCAAAGTCTTTAACATAGATTACGCCCATAGCGTTACTCCTCTACTTTCTCAACTTCTTCGGTTGCTTCTTCTGCTACTTTATCCGCTTTCTTAGATTTTTTTGTGGCTTTCTTTTCCGGCTTTTCTTCCGGTGTTTCTTCCGGTGCTACTTCCGGTGCTTCGGCAATAGCTTTCAATTCTTCTTCATTGATACCCTCCGCCATAATGCCGTTAGCATAGAACATATTATCACCAGTACATTGCAATTCGTATACTTGCTCAGTATTGCCAGTTGCTTCGCTGAGTGTAACAGGTTCATAAGCGTTAACCGTCATAATAACATCGCCAACTACCAACTCACTAACTAATTTCAAGCCTTCCGGAGTTAATACCTTTTCCGTGCCTGTGGTTGTTACGCCAAAAGATACAGTTTCAAGACGATGTGTTTCTTTTTCGCCCATATCATGCAATGCAATTACATCATTAACCGCACCCAAAGTGATAACAGTATCACCATTTACAAACGTTTCAATAACCTTGCCACCTTCTGGCGTTGCAATTTCTGTACCCGCTACAAAACAAAAACCTTTCATAAGCCCTCCAAAGAAACCGCCCGAACCTTGTTTAACCATTGTTTGAGTTGGTGCTGCAAGTCCATAGCGTAATGACATAAATCTATTAAGTAAATCTTCTTGATCCGCGTTATTCAACTGACTCATAGAGTAGTAATCTTTGGCCGGTTGAATTGCCGCGCTTTGTGTTGTTGCGCCTGTATTAATAGGGTTTTGCGCTAACCCTTCGCGTTGACCTACCAAACCCGCTGCGGTGCCGGCGTTGTTCATTTGATTTGCGTAACCTTGATTTAACAAGTTCGCTTGATTAATGATGCCGTTTTGTTGATTATTGTAGGTGTTACCCCATAACCCCATTTTTGCTCCGATGCCACTTAAATTATTATTAAGCGCTTGCGTATTAAGTGCTGCCACTTGGCCTAAATCATTTGAATATTGTGCCGCAAGTGTATTCGATGCATTCTTGCTGATATCATTCAATGTACTATCTGTGATAGATGAATTCACAATACCACGGCTTGCCAACCCAGAAACTGCATTGCCTACGGTTGCTTGTAAATCATTGTTGAGTGCTTGACGTCTAGCATCTGCATAAGTTGTAGGAAGTTGGCCGTTTGTGATGCTATCCATTGCACTTTGATTTTTAAGCAATGCGCCGTTATATTCGTTAGCCAGTTGGCTTGCGCCGTTGTTCATAGTATCAACGCTTGCCGCCAGTTGATTTGCGTATCTGGTGTTATCCGTTACATTCTTAGCGCCGGCAGTTGTTACTTGGTTTTGTAATGCCGCCAGTGCGTTTTGGTTGCCACGGTTAGCGCCTAAATACGCGTTATACATGCTGCCGTATTCTGGCGTGATTACATTGTTCAAGGCCTTATCACCCATACCTTGCAAGGTGTTGGCGCTTTGATTGGTGCTATTTATCCAATTCATTTGGCCTTGTAACAGTTGCTTTTCGTCGGCCGTTGCTTTCGGAAGTTTAGCATCAATGCTGCTTACTTTCGATTTCTTGCCACCGCCGCCGAATAATTGCAAGTTAAAAATGAACATGCTTTTCCTTTCTACAAAGTAGCTTCAAGGTGTTTTCGCACCGTTTTCAGTACCTTGTAATTAAACCCATTGTAGGTATAGTCCATAGTTGGAACACGTTCCATGTTCCACTTTTTAATGAACCCGCGCACGCTGCGATGTGTTGCCGTTACAATCGCATCAAGATCATTCATCTTCATTACTTCAACAATGTATTTACCTATTACTTTCATATCGCCGTATGTTTGCCAAATGGTAAAGTACCGTTCGCCCTCATGCTCGTTGATAGTCCAGAACAGGAACCCCGCATTTGGGAACCATTTAAAGTAGTAGTTGTATTTATCTTTGTAATTGTTGTTTTCATCGAAATAAAAACCTTCAAGGCTGATACGTTCGCCCGTGCGCCGTTCATAGTCTTTTATCATATGTTCAAGGCTTTCAAGCTGCATTGTTATTCCCCTATTCGTTCGATGCTAAAAGCAATATAACTATCCAATCTGTTTAGATATCCGTTGTATGCTTCCGGAATTGTAACCCATATTTTATGAATGGTTGCCGATCGGTAATAATTAATCTCTATCGTTACTTCACGGCTGGCACTTACATTAAAAACTTCGCTCATTGTTTTCGTTTGTGGTATATTGTTACTATTTTTTTCGGTATATGTATAAGTAATTCTGTATTGCCCTTTTGGTAAAAATACATTTTTATTATATCTACCGCCTTCACCACTACTTATGGCCCATGAAAACGAAACGAATTCAACCGGTTCATATTGAATGGAATACGTTCGCCCGTCTTTTTCGATTTTTAGCGGTGTTGATGCATCGCCATAACGCGCATAGTAATCACGCCCATTAAACGGAACGGTTATATATTTTCCACGCGTTACGCTTTTTTCTTCGTGCAGTCCGAACCGGAATGTTTGACCGCCTTTTTCAAGTACTAGGTTAGGCATACTATTCCACCTTCAACTTAGCGCCATTCGGGAATGTTAGCGTATTATTATTTTCAAACGTTGCGATGCGTTGCCATTCTGTAGCCATATTTACATTGTTATCAAACCGAATAAACGCCGCCTTAGTGTTAGCAAAATAAAGTTGAGAACCTAATATGCGGTTATCGCCTGAATTCCATGAGAACATAGCGCCCGTTCCCCAATATTTAGAACCCCATATTGTGCACCGGTTACATTCACCAAATGTAAAGCCACTATAGCCAATACTATTTTTAGCGTAATAATCTAAATCAATCGAATTGCCAGTAATGCCCGGAACCCTTAATGTACCCGTCATGGTATCACCGGATTTTTTAACGTTTTGCGTTGCTATATCAGCCGTTCCCGCATGTGTTGCATTATCGGAATTTTTCGCATGCGCTGCTTCCGCTACTGTATCGCTTTTACGGTAATATACGTTATTTAACCCGTTCACGGTATCGGTTATTGCTGTTAATGTACGGCTAGGATTATTAGTAAAGTTAGCATCACCAGCAATCTTTTTGATAGCTTCCGCCATTTTATTAAGAATGTCAGTAAGCATGTAATCCCTACCGTCAACCGTACGTTTACCGATTACCGCATCGGTTGCCGTGTTTAAGTATGGATCATAATACTTAATCGACTTAACACGGGTTGCATCTGTTACTACAATGGCCACCACTACACGTAAAATGCTTTTCCAATATGTGCCTGTGTACACATTCATTTTTTCATTTGTAGTGTTGTAATACATTTTATCCGTTGCCGCTGCTGGTGCATTAGGCTGGCGCAACGGTTCAAGTGTTGTACTGCCATAGGTTAAACCACCAGATGCGGAGCGTTCAATATATAGGTATGATGTACTGTTAGCCGGTAGGCTCCATGCACTTTGTTTTCTGTTGATTGTTTGGATATAATCAACGGCGCCGTAATCGTTGAAACCGTCCGCGAATGAAACAAGAACAGGCGTTTGACTACCGTCAATCATTACGCTTAGGTTATCACCAGTTAAGAATGAAAATTCACCGTTGCTTACCTTACCACTTAATACGCGATTGCGTAGGCCACCGCCACCACCACCAGTACCACCGCCGCCGGCTTTCAGTTCTATTTGTTGCGCAATATTTAACAGTTCATCGCGGTTTTTCTTGATACTTTCCGGAACTGTATCACCCTGTGGCGTAATATCCAAAGGGTATTTTTCTTTATATGCCATGTTTAAACCTCTTCATATGTGTAATCTAACTGGCGTAATGAAATAGCGCCCTTTTGAACATTGATTTTAAATTGTACATTACGGTTAGCACCGCCACCGATTTTATATGCTTTCGTGTATTCATTGACATTCATCAACGCTTTATAATCGTAGGTCTTAAAGTTCGCATAGTAGGTTTTAACCGACTTACTAGCGAATTCAATCGGTTTAGGTTTCTTGTTTGAAATACCAATAGTACCATAGCCGGAAATAAGGTTATGCGTTACAAAGTTATAATTCATGATCAATATGAATTGTCTTGTTGCCAACCTATTGCCGCTAACTATAGACGTTTGAATTTGTACGTTATCATCGGTATCTATGGTTTCGTCAAGAATACCAATCTTATTGCCGTATGCTACGTATACTTCTTTATCTACATTCACCGCATCATTGATGTTGTGCGTGAATTTTCTTGATGTGAAAACTCCCCGCCCGTCCTCATAGCGTGGCAAGTAGTGATATATAAAGACTGTATCGCCGTTATATGGTTTTATCCAAATTTGTTTACGGCTGGATATATGCCATACTTCGCAATCTTTCGTAATGTACTTCAATAAATAAGAGTTGATATTCAAGCCAGTTTCAAACGGTTGTATTTCTGCATAGGTATTAGTAGGCATAAAAGACATGAAACCTTGATTGCCTAAATAATAGCTACGATCATCAATGCTTATCGTCGCACCGCTACAATAACCAGTAGAAGAAAGCGGATATACAGTTAAATCCTTTGCATCTGGTGTACCAACTATTTGATACACGCGCCCGTATTCCTTATATACGATGATTGCACGTGATAAGAAATCAACGGCAATAATGCTGCCTTGGTCTTTATAGCCAACGTCTACATATTGCGCACTTGATGCATCATTGTTGTTATGGTTCCATGCGTTGTAGTCGCCAACTGCGCTCCAGTTCAACCGGTGCGATTTAGTAGAAGCAATCAATACACGCCCGGAATGGCTTGAAACAATATCACATACCGGACTTTCTAGCGTTGCCAATTTACCGGAACCCGAAACAACTTGCAATTTATCGCCGCTTGCTATTAAGATATCACCGCCAAACGCATGATACTTCGGCTTGTTTGTACCGTTTAACGCACCTAGTAATTTATTAGTACTGAAATCAGTTTCGTATAAATTACGGCCACTAGAAAAGTACCACTTATTACGGTACGCATCATAATACAAAGTTTCGACCGGTTGCCCGAAATCATACATAATACGAACACCCGGAACAGTACGGAGTGCATTATCCGTTCTATCGAATTCGCATTGCCTAGCTTGTGTTAAGGCTTGTACGTCGATATTCTCCGGCGGGTTGCTCCAATCAAGGCCCAATCTGAAACCATTCGTCATGGCTACTTGTTTTACGCCCATTATGTTATACCCCGTGCCACCTTAATTTGTTCCGTGATGTAGTCGATGAACTGCTTATCATAGGCAGCGTAATCCGTCATGAGTGATTTCTTCTTAACCATGAAAGATACTAACTGCACTAGATACTGATGAAAGAATTCAGAAAACGGTATTGTATCGTCCATTTCGTCAACGTGGTTTTTACGTACGCTATAGAATACCTCTTTAACCGTTTGACCGTCATAGGTTTCAAATGTGCCGTTGATGATGCGGATAGGATAACCACTCTTAGGAACGAACCCCATAAAATCGGACGGAACGCCTTTTAGATTTGGTATATCCGTATTCTTAACTACTTCACGGTCTTTAATGCTGACTAGAATAGTAGTTAGCCAGTCAATAGCTGCGTTAATGTACTGGATATATTCTAACTGTTCATCTAGTATTTCGTTTGACTCTACATTAACTAGAGTAATCAGTTCTTTTACAACCATAGTTCCAATACCCTTCCGCAATCACACTTTCATTATTTCCTAAACCGTTATTGATTGATTGCAACGCACTAACCATATTGCCAGTAATACCGGTAATATCCATGTTCATTATGCGATATACAATGTAATCAACTAACAATGTTTCTAGTTCCGCCGGTAGTCCGCTTTCATCATCTAGCGTTTTATAACCAGCAGTTTGTATATAATCAACGGCTATTTTCTGCTCATGATCCGCATCAAATACAACCGTTTGTAAATTCAATACATGATACCCTTGCACTTCCGCATCATCTGCTTTTACCTTCAATACTCCGATACATTGGAACGGAAGCACGATGCGCCCTGTTCCTCTATCTTCATATGTGGCAGTTGCAAGGCTAGGGCAATATTGGCTAATTAAAGCGTTCAATAGGTGATTACCTTCGTTGTAATACTCCAATAACTGGTATGGTGTATATTGTTCTTGCGGTGTATCGCCTATCTGCATGAACGCCCTATTTACTATTTGTTTTACGTTCATATTCACCCCATACAAGAATAAAGGCGGGTTTTACCCCGCCCGTATCTATAAATTAGCGTTCTACTGCGCCACCAGTCATAACATTAATTACGCCGTAATCTTTACCGTTGAAATTGGTTTTTTCAACTGCACCATAGAACGCAATACCATTACCAGCGATGTTGCCGTAATCGTCTGTTTGTTCGATGTGTTTCGCTGGTCTAGCTACTGCGAAACATGCAGCCTGTTTACCTAACAATAAGTTATGGCATACATTCGCACTAGATGCGCCTGTGCTATCGGATAATACGCGTTCGTATTCGTAAAGAATAACGCCGTCATATTCGCCTAAAGAGCCTGTGAAAATAGGGTTTTTAGAACCGCGAACATTTGCATTTTGTTGCGCTGCTAACCATTTTGGATCATCTTTTAAATCACGTGCCGCCCATGGGTGAACAAGCATAATATACTTATCCATGCCGTCAACCTTAATCGGTTGTACTTTTGGCGCATGCATCATCGCTTTTCGTTTAGCGCGGGAAATGATAGTTGTAGTTAATTTATCATTTGCAGTAATGCTGGATTGTGTACCGGCAGCGCTTGCATATATTGTTTCACCACCAGAGGTTAAGCCACTAACTGCACTTAGCTTGCTAATCAATTTGTTATCCAACCAATCAGATAACCATTGTTTCAATGCACCTTTGATTTCTTTTAACATGTCATACTGTGTTTTTTGGTCGTCCGCTTCATAGCGAGAAACCGCATTACGTACAAGTTGAGTTTGTACTGTGAAATCGTAAATGTTCAAGCTATCTTCTGCACCGGATAAATTAGCGCGGTTACCTTCAACGCCATTGCCGTTAAGGTTCATCATCAAACCGAATACAACGCTATCACCTTTTACGTTTTCTAAATCTTTGTTCTTATGTACTACATTGGAACCGTCCAACGCCGTGAACTTATCAAAATAGCTTTCTTTTAAGCCTTCGTGCCATACTTTTTTAGCCCATACTTTAGGAACTAAAGCCGAAGGAATGTTTACTTGATTTCTTTGATCTGCCATTGTTTACCTCTTATAATTCGTCAAAATATTTGCGTACATCGTCCGGCAATGCATCAAGATTACCTGTGCTATACGCTTTCAAAATATCTTCTTCCGTTAGTTTGTTAGGTGTAGGAACGCCACCATTTAACGCGCCAGCTTTCGGCAACGTCGCCGCAACTTGTAAAGGGTTATTCGGTACTTCGGTACTTGTCGCCCGTTCATTTTGCAATTCTGTTACAAAGTTTCTAATAGTTTCAAAATCGGCTTCGGTACCTTCGCCAATATCAACACGATAAAAAGCATCATTAATCGGTTGTGCATCGCGCATCGTCATTCCGTTAAGCTTTTCTAATCCACGTTGATATAGTTCCCCAAAGTTCGGTAATGATTTAATTTCATTTACGAAATTAAGGTTAGTTTGTCTTTGTTGATGTACCGCCATTTGCTGATTAGTAATTGTGTATTCTGCATTGGCTTCAAAGCGAATAAAATCGTTATATTTCTGTACATCTTCAAACATAAGACTTTCTAAATCTTCCGCCGTAATATTGAAACGTTTCAATGCTTCACGGCGTACAAAGTCGCGAATATTTGATACTTCTTCATCTGGCAATGTAATTGGCCGTTGTTGTGCTTCGTATTGTCTAGCACGTTCTTCCGCTGTTTTACGTCTTGCGCGTTCCTGTGCAAGTGCCGCTTTTAAGTTATGATCGTTCGCATGAGTTTCTTCCGTTTCTTCGTTAGTGTTCGGCGCTTCCGGTTCTACTTCCGCATCATTCGCATCACTTTCGGCCGCATCAGTTGTAGAGGGTTCATCTGTTGCAGTATCCTGTGTATCCGTTTCTTCGGTTGTATTATCCAGTTCTACGCCCGCGTTTTCTAAATCTTCCGGAGTAAAACCAGCTTCTTCGATGTTTACTAATTCGTCTTTCATATCAAATACCCCTTATGCCTTTTAACGTCATTGCCGGACGAATATAAGAATATGGCAGTTTAACGCCGTTGCCGGGCGATAATGTATAAGCAAGCCTTTTAACGCCGTTACTTAGGGCGAAATGTATAAAAACGCCCCATTACGGAGCGTTTATTATTGTGTTGATAGTTTATATTACATAGTGCCTAAATCGTTCATAGGTGGCAAAATTGGCGGTGCATTTTGAATGTTTTGTTGTTTACCTTTCAAGGCTAACCGTTCCTCCATGATTTGTTGCGGTGAAATCTGTACGCCTAGCGTTTGCAAGTACATGCTTAATGCTTCTGCCGGCATATCATCAAGTGAACCGCTAACACGCAATTCTGGTAATGCTGGTTTTTCTGCCGCTTCTTGCATTCGTTTCTTAACCGTTTCTTTTTCTGGGAAATCCATGAAATCAAGAATGATATCCATAGGAATGTCAACGCCGGATTTCTTAGCTTCCAATAATTGGTAAAGGTTAGCACGTCTTGCCGTTGCGCTTGCTTGGCTAGTGCTGATTACGATATCGAAATCAAAAGCGGATAGATCATATAGCACTTGTTTAATTGGATTGCCTTCTTCGTCGCGCATTGGTTGCCCTAGTGCATCGGTTAATACTTGTTCTTGCATAGGTTGATTAAGGCCCGGTTTAATCTGTACAAATTCTTTTTGACCGTCATCACCCATAATGCGCATTGCTTTTGCTTCGTTATAAAATTGCGGAATTAAACCCGGTGCGTTTTTCTCACCCCATAACAATTTAACAATTTGACGTTCTGCTTCTTTTGATTGCTCAAAGATGCCAGCCGTTTGAACAGTTGTTACAGATTGACGTAAATCAATAGCCTTGCCGCTCATACTGCCAACGCTACCGCTTAGGCTTTCCGGAGTGATACCGCTGATAGAATAGAAATCATTGCTTGATTGTTGCTCAAGAGCCATATTAATATTGCTATCCATTGCCGGTGTACCGTCCATGAACGTTACACCCGGAGGAAGATAGATATTCGCGCCCGGTTTAGTACTATTATTTTTAATATCGCGCTTAACTTGTTCGGTTAATTGACCTTGCCAGAATTTAACGCCTAACGATTGTTGATTAACAACGTGCATGCGTTGGCTTCGGTTCTTGTTTAACTCACGTTGCGCGTCTTTAATATCACGCACTACGCCAGCCGGTTCTAGTTCATCGTCTACCAATTCACCTGTGTAATAGCAATATTCACGTACTAACGGGAATTTGCCGTGCTTATAAGGACTTTCACCTTCTTCAAGTAGTACATCATCGGCGAATGTCGCATATCTGATTTTAGTATCTGGGATACTTGTAGGTTTCTTGCCTGTAGCCAGTAATACAACAAATAACGGGTTGCTTTCATCAACTAAACCCTCTTTTGTCATGAATACATTTCTTTTTCCGTATTCCTTATACCAGTACTGCACTACACGGATTTTATTGTAATTGTTGTTATACCAAAGCGCTTCACCGTCTACCGTTTCAACTATGCCGGCTTCCTGTTCGGTATCATCGTATTTATGTTTAAGCGCATCAATTTCATTAACCTTATCGGGGTACACTTGCTTTAGTTTCGCCGTACTTTCCCAACTATAACGGCCAACATATTGCGCATCGCTTAAATCATCTTTTTTACATTCTGGATCTATAAACGCATCAAACGGAGAAACACGTTCAATTTGAATAGTGCCGTCTAACTTCGTATAGTCAAATTCATAACTTACCCAGTAATTGGCTAAACCACAAATAATCTTATCGCGGAAACATTTGCCCTTATTGCGTTGATAATTTGCACGGTCTAAACAGTATTTTGTAATACCTTTAGCGACACGGCTAATTCTATCATCTTCTTCACTACGTGGTAAAAAGTCCGGTTCTGTTTCATTCTGCGATGCATAACCGCATAACAGATTAATAACCGGTCTAATTCTATTAATCGTAATTGCTGGCCGTCCAGCTTCGCGCATTTTCTTTAAGTCGCCGTCTTGCCATTGCTTACCTTGCATAAATGCAAAATCTTCGGCAGCAGCCTTGCGCCATTCTGACGTGGCGGCTAATGCAGTTTTTACATTTTGTTTCGCTTCGTATATATCGAATGTTTGTTCTATGTTCATTACTCCACCATTTCAGAACCATAAATCATATCGTACATTTGCTCTAATTGCCATTGCGGCATCGCCTTGGCGAATTCTGCTAGTTGTGCATCTGTATATTTCGCCGGAATAATAACGCCCTTTTCTTCACGTTCGCCGTATTCCGATTTAAGAACCTTAAAGGCGTAATCACGCAACGCCCTTTCACTCATACGCCCCATGCGCTTATATCTCCTTCTGTATCGTCAACATATCTATAACCGTCATTAAACGGCTTTTCTGGTTTAATTGATTTGACCGGTCTAGCCATACACATATAACGCACCGCATCATACGCATGATCTTCTTGTTTTGTATCTACATCTTCAACCTTGATTTTATCGTATGTTAAAGCTGGTAACGTTCTAATTAAGTGTACGCAATTACTAAATATCTTTAGCTTACCTTCTTTTAATCGTTGATGTACTTGCATAAGTCCGGCTAACCTATCATTATCTGCCCTCGTCCAATACACGCCTTCCGTTGCGAATATTTCCGCAATCGTTGGCCCGTCGTGGCCTGTTCGCTGCCATATTGCGGGATCTGCTACACCTTGATAGTCTTTTAAATGTTCTATCTTTTGTGCAACTTCCCGCGCGGTTTCCTGTGTACCTGTATCCGGCATACCCGGCTTGCAGCCGTAGTATTCGCCAGTAATATATAAAACGTCGTCACAATCCACCGCATAGGAATAAACTGCATACGGTTTCGTATAGCCCCAGTCCATTGACCGGTAACGTTGCCAATGATGCGGTATTTCAAACGGTTCTATGACGTGTTTATCTGTACGGAATTCTGTAAATACTTGACCTTCAAATATATTCCAGTCGCCGTCTAAATACGCCTTACGTAGTTTTTCCGGCAATGTATTAAGTGCATCTATATAAGATTGTGATAGATGCGGGTTATCGCTTGCCCTTGCTTGGATATATGCAATCTTATCCGCGAATGGTTGCATTTCCTTTGTAAAGTTTCTATCTATGAATAAATCCTTTACCCACATATGCCCTTTACCGCCCGGATTAGTTGCAGCGATTAACTTAGTATCGCTTATACCAGTCCAACGTAAACGCATGCGCAAGAAATCGAACACGTCGCGACTATTCAAGGTTAATTCGTCTATTGCTATTGCAGCGAATTCACTAGAAAGATATTTACTAGGTTTATCAAGATTACGGAAACATATCACGCCGCCACCTAATTCATCGTTCAATGTGAATTCATGGTTGCTTTCTTTATAGGTTCCTAACCATTCTGGAAACTCCATTTTGATTTTAGAAATTTGACGATCATCAAGACTTGGATAATCCTCGCAAAACAACCCAACGCGTATGCCTTTAATTCCTGTTTTGATGAACCAATCAATTAAAAGCCATATCAAACCCCAACGGAGTATATATGATTTACCACCACCAGCAGCACCGCCATATAGTGTATATATGTTTTGCTTTACCGCGCGCAAGAATTCTTTTTGCTTAGGTGTTGGCCGTATTACATCGCGAAACAGATTTGTTTTACTCATCTGTATCACTCAATTCATTATTATCAATAACCAACTTAACGGCGCTTTCGGTTGTGATTTCCTGTTGTATCTTATCGCGCCATTCTTTAGAGCGTCGATTTTTAAGCCAGAAAATCATAGCCGTTGTATTTCCTTCAAGTGCTGCTTTATAGAGTGCGTTTTCAACCTGTATGTCTGCTTCGTCCTTCCCTATTTTTAGGGCGTTCGATATTTTGGGCGACTTCTTGCGCCATTCCCATAAGGTTGAAACAACAATATCCATATTGCTTGCAATCTGTTCATTTGTTAAACCATTACGCGCCCAACCTTGTAAAAGCACAATCTTTTCTTCTGCTTCCCAGTCCTTATATGTAGTCTTAGCCATTGTTTCACCCCCTATCGTAGTATGTTGTTATCTTTGCTTTTCATTCTGCCATGTGATCGCGTACATATTCCGGCGACTTGTTTAGATGCGTGTTGGCTAGTGCAATATGTTTGACATAAACCGTCATAATATATTTCGTTGGCCGTACATTTGCCGCCTTTATTGTTAAGACATTTTGATTTTGTACATATTATATTCACTAGCTTTTCACCACCTTCAATTAAGCCATAAGATACATCAGAAAACGCAAGTATTCAAAAAGGAGAATTTAAAATGCTAACACTTAAAGATGTAAACACAAACAAAACATGGAAATTTGAAAACAAAACAGATGCTTCCGATTTCATCAGTACAATGAGTTTCGGTTTTGAATGGCAATTAATCGACAATAACACAAATGAAGTTATTGCTTGCCATTACTTTGAATAACAAAATAAAGGCGGTAGGATAACCACTGCCGCCAATTACTCAACCAAAAGGAGAATAAAACAATGCAAATGACTATTCAAGAAATCAAAAACGCGATCAGACACAACGAATTAAACAGTATCGAAACATTACAAGCAGCGTATACCGGAATTAAATACAACAACGACGGTATAATTCAAACACTAGGTTATGACGATTTAAGCAACATTGTTATGATGCTTCGTTACATCGCTGAAAAATGCGAATTGCTTCGTCGCCGTACTAATTCGATATATGATGCGTTCGTTGCATTCAACCTACGCGAAACTGTTTTCGATACCGTAGATGAATACCAGAAAGAAATGAATAACAAAATACGCCATATGTTAGCCGCTAGAAAATAGCGGCTTTTTTAATTACTCAAAACCGAACACGCCGCACTAAAAGATCATTGCAATCTATGAAGGTGATATCTCTTAAAATAAAAAATGTGCATTATGTTCAGTTTTCAATCATCAAATGTTCCTTTTATGCAAAAAATGAGATATATCGCCGTGGATATACCTCATATTCTGATAATTTTATTCAATTTGTTTGTATGTTCTATACAATACCGGCAATCTATGAAATCGTACAAGCAGTTATGTTATTAGGAAGTACATATTTAACAAGGATTGTATGGCATGTGTTCATTGTGTTTATTGAAAGGAGTTATGCCGGTACTGTATACAACACGCAAGGGGAACGGCCCAAAGTTCCCCATGTGTTGCATCATCTAATAGGAGAATTAACGTCAATGGCTTTTAAGCGTCATATGACAATATAATTATACTATATATGGCGTTTCCGCCGGTTTCCGATATAGTCCGATTTAGTCCGACTTATACCGTTTTAGCCGTATACATACATGCGTAATATGTATGGTGTAAATAATACCCTACTTGTACAAGGCCAGCCGTTTTTAATTCTGCCGCTTGCGACTTTTCTAGGTCTGTAAAATACCGCGCATGTTTGGCGCTTTTGCCGTCGATGTATTCGCGCAATAATAAAATATTGGTTTTGCCTTTGGTGCATGTGTTGATGATATCCGCCGCGGTTTCCCGTTCATCAATCAATGCACCTATTTCTTTGTGTACTGCATCGCGCTTGCTTTCTAACCTTACAATTTGTTGTTCTAGTCCGCCCGGCGTTCCGCCACCTGTTAGGCGTTCTTTGGAATAGTCCACGGCGCCTATTGTTGTAATATCACTTTGTAAATGCTTTAGATCTTCTTTCAATGAGTTAATCTTCATTGTGATTAATTTAATCGGTTCTAAATACTCTTTTGCTAATTCCCTGTAGTCTTTATCCGTCATATTTCCCCCGTATGGTTCATTATCGCATGTTCTTAACTGTTTCCCCTAACATGTTTAAATAGTCCTGTAAATTGCCTTTAATAGCATCATTTACTATTTGGATATTGTCAGTTGTTACATAATGCGCCAACAGCATTTTATACATAGCATCTTTGGTAGGTACAAAAACACAAATAACAAACGATACTAACCATACAAAACCGCAAATACAAATATATTTCTTAATTTTTTTATCTTCGTCATACTTGAAACTTTCCCTGTAAAACATTACAAGAAAAACCATTATAATTGATGCCAATATAAAAACGCCTTGATTAAACACGTCTAAATTATGTAGTACCTCAATCAAATACAAATACATCGGGTTAATAATAGGCATACACATTTCCCCTTTCGCCTACTAATATTATATCAAATGGGCGTTTATTTCGCCCCTTATTCACTACGCCGTAAATAGCGATACCAGCTTAAACAATGCTACAACTAACGAAAATACCAATGCAGTATCAAACAAGAATTTAATCATAATTACTTCCCCGTGCTTCCGATACCACCAGTACCGCGCGCCGTTTCGGTTAATTGCGCAACCTCTAACAGTTTTAATGCGCCAACTGGTACAAGAATACCCTGTACTAATCTATCGCCTTTTTGAATTAAATACGCATCATTGCTGGTATTGTGTAATATCGCTTTAATTTCGCCCCGATAGTCCGCATCAATTACCCCGAAGGAGTTCGGAATAATTAACGGCGTTTTGCTCATGCTAGATCGTGGCGCCAGCATTAACATATACCCCTTTGGAATTTCTACCGCTAACCCCAGCGTTACATATTGCGTTTGATGTGGTTCTATTACTACGCCTTCCGGTTGATAAAAGTCCATGCCAGCGGCTTCTTTGCTGCCAACTTTTGGCATCAATACACCGGGCAAGCATCGCTTAACTTTGATGATATCCGCATTGTATCGCTTATCACCAAATAGGAACCGTTTAATTTTGTTGATTATACCCATTTCAAATACCCCGCATTTCTTAATACCACTTTTACGCCGTAGGTTGTAACACATAGCCGGCGGCTAATTGCTTTAACGCTTAAACCGGCTTTTCTTAATGCAATGATTTTTTCTTTATTCGCTTCCCGCCATTCTTCTTGGTTTCCGCTAGTCTTTAAGCCTATTTGTTGTAGTGCATCGTCAATATCAATTTCTGTAAAGATCACTACCCCCAACGCCAACCAATTTTGACAATTAAACGGAACACCGGAACCGCTTGCGTTGCTCATTACTGTATTCATTGACGTATTCCCCCTATTTCAATAATTGTTCTAATACGGCGTTCCGCCTATCCATAATGCGAATTTCTGCCCTCGGGTTATCTTTATCGATGCCAGCGATGCAGCTTTCACCATAGGAACATATCCATTTATCATCATCAATTACTTTGGCTTTTGTCAGTATGTCGCTGGTTGCCTGTAGCAACCCGATTAAGTCCGGCCAGCTTCTTTTATTCGGTAGATAGTATTTACACTCAACAACCACAATGCCGGATATATGCAATTTCTTTCCGGCTAATTGCCATAAACAAGCATCTTCATAATTTCTATACGCTTCTGAAGGAATATAACCCCGCTTATTACCGTTTTTAACTATTTGCCCGTGGTTCTTCTTAGTAATCGGGCGACCTTTGAATACTATGTCAATTACCGGCATTTTCTACTAACCTCACATTACACGGTTTAGCGCTACTAACCAGTTCTGTACTCCAACTTGTTCCGCCGTTGTAAAAATACAAAACTTTATCTTTTTCATACCTAGCAAAATGCATTCTCAATGTTTCGTATGTAGTTTCAACAATGATACGCGTATCAACCGGAATTTTTTCCCATTCCACAATACCTAATAGTGCTGCAATGGAATATTTACGGGTATTAGGATTTAACCCCAGCACCTTGCATGGTATTCTTGGGGTATGATCGCGTATCTTAAAATTCCCGCCGTTTTCAATAAATGTAGGATTTACGAAAAACGCATAAACACCTTCAATCTTAATATCTCGATAACCTTCGTTATACATTTCTTGTAATAACCATTTTTGCTCATTCGTCATAATTTAATTCCCCTTTTATTAATAAATGCTTGATTTGTTCCCTAACATGATATAAATAGGTTTCCATTGTTCCGTTAAAGTTCTGTATGTTCATTTTTGAAATTACTTGCCGTAATCGCCCTAATTTTCTGCCGTTCTTAACATTGTATTCAATCATAATGCAATAGGAATTCGCCGTTACCTTTGGTTTTAATATTCTGTTTCCGATAACCACAGTTAAAGCGCTTTGAAATTCCTCTTGCGTGTATGTTTTGTTATTTGTCTTTACAAGCTTCTTCATTCACTACCCCCATAATATGACGTCCTATTTCTTCCACTACGTTTACAGTAACGGCATTACCAGCTTGTTTATACAACTGACTATTACTATTTACCGCTGCCGCTTTGTTAAACTGCTCATCTGTAAACCCTTGTAATTTCCAGCACTCTTTAGGCGTTAATTTCCTAATGCGTATTTTTTGATTTTCTGGGTTTACAATTTTATATAATCCTGTTTTTGCACCCATTCCGCCGCCTTGCGACGATAAAGTGCAGCTTATATCGTTCGGATCATCATTCGTCCGCCACTTCCTCAACTTCAATTAGACATATAACAGGCGATACAAAAACCTTTGTATTTGTTACCGCATCTTCAAAACC